TTCCCTATTCAGCTAAGACAGTTTATTCTGCTCTTCCGCAATGGGCAGTTATTACTTAATGACCAGTTTTCCGTTATTGACACAAACAAGGTTAAGGTAGCAGCCACATCTTTTAAACTTGGCGAAAATTATACCTTAGTCACAGTTAGTGGCATCGGCTCTGTTTCCTCTGGGCAAGGTAATCCAATCTATCCAGAGGCAGGCATTGCCCTTTCAACAGGCACAACATGGACAACCTCAATTACAAACAATTCAAGTAATTGGAATACTGCATTTACAGATAGATTAAAATGGGATGGTGGAAGCACAGGTTTAGTAGCAGCGACAGGGCGCACAAGTTTAGGCGGCACAACGGTAGGTCAATCAATGTTTACTTTGACCAATCCTTCTGCTATTACTTTTCCAAGGTTCAATGCTGATAACTCTGTTACGGCATTATCTGCTGCTAATTTTCGTACTGCCATTGGCGCAGGAACTGTAACAACTGTTACGGCAGCCGCAGGCACTCCGATAAGCATAACTAATAATACAACAATTCCAGAACTATCAATGAATGCTGCATCGGCAAGTGTGCCAGGTTATTTGTTATCTGCGGATTGGACTACATTTAATAATAAGCAAAATGCTTTATCTAATGCAAGTGCAAGTGTAAGTGGTATTTTGACATCAACAGATTGGAACACCTTTAACGGTAAACAAAATACTATATCACTTACCACAACGGGCACAAGTGGAGCTGCTACTTTTATAGGTAATACCTTAAACATTCCACAATATAGCGGAGGCGGTGGAGGCTCTGGCACTGTAACAAGTGTAGGCTTAACTGCACCATCTATATTTACTGTTAGCGGCTCACCTGTTACAACTTCTGGCACTTTGGCATTGACATATAGCGGTAATGCTTTACCTATTGCAAATGGTGGTACAGGTGCAACCACTCAAGCAAATGCAAGAATAACATTAGGAGGTACAACAAGCGGTATATCACTTTTTACATTAACAAATAGTGTTTCTGATAAATTTATAAAAGTTAATTCTAACAATACTATTACTTTATTAAATGCAGACGATACAAGAACTGCTATTGGTGCAGGAACGGGCAATGTTTCAAGTGTAGCAATGACTGTACCTACCTTTCTATCTGTATCTGGCAGCCCTGTAACATCAAGCGGTACATTGGCTGTATCATTAAGCGGTGTTCCTTTGCCTGTGTTAAACGGTGGTACTGGAGGAGCAAATGCGGCAGACGCAAGGAATGAATTAGGTGCAGCTTGTAAATCATGTAATGAGACATTAACAGGAAATAAAACATTTAGTGGTACGGTTACTTTATCTGGCACTGCTACAAGTGTTATTGGTAGGAGTAGCACAGGGCAGGTGGTTGGAGTTACAGTAGGTAGTGGATTATCTTTAGCAAGTGGTACATTGTCTGCAAGTACAGGTAATTATACAAGATATACAGGTACATCAATAACAGTGCCTGCAACTGATAAATATGTTGATATACATAATAGTGGAACTGTTACTTTAACTCTTCCAAATGCAGCAGATTATACAGGTAAAGAAATTGTTGTAAAAAACAGTATTACTACACTTGTAAAGTCTGCAACATCTAATATAATTACATTTGCATTAGGTACTACTCCTGCTGTTACAACTATTTTATCTGGTAGTACAGAAGCAAAATTTGCAGTATTGGTTAGTGATGGCACATACTGGAGGATTTTACAAGCAAACTAAAAAAAAACATAAACATGAAACAACTCCTTTCCCTCTTCCTCTTCCTTTTGCCTTGCCTTGCATGGGCACAGTACCCGAGCAATGGCAACCAAAAGATAACGCTTGGTGAACAGACAAGTGCTGACGGGCTTATTTTTCGGGGCGTGGCTGCTGATACGGTAAGAAAGCCTTTTATTGACACAATGGCTTATATGGTTCTTGATACGACTACCAATATAATGTGGCATTATAAAAAAGCAACAAGCAACGCATGGTTGCGCTTAAACCTTTTGCCGAGCGACACGGCTTCATTTAATTATGTTAATACCTATGGAACGCAAACGGTAAATGGAGCAAAGACTTTTACAAGCGCAGTCACAGGCGCAAGATTTAACCCAACATCATCAAGTGTAAGTGGTACAGGAATGTTTTTGCCAACGTCAACATCTATTGGATATAGTGTTGGTGGAGTTGAACAATTAAGAGTGGTTGAAAATGGTACTGTTTTATTTGGTAATACAAGTACTCCAAATACAACAACAGCAGCAGTAAGAGGCGTACATATTGAAAATGCCACACAAGCCGCAACTGTGCAAATGATTGGATTAAGAAATAATGAAGATGGAGGTTTTTTAGGATTATGGAAAGCAAGAGGAGAAGATTTTAATGTTACAAATGTATCTTCAAAATATGCTTTAAACGGTGACTATCCTGGAAAGATAACTTTTGGTGGTTATAAATTTGGTGCATGGCGAATAGGTGCTGAAATAAATGTAAGATATGATTCTGTTGCAAGTGGAAATTTACCATCAACTATTTTATTTAGAACGGGATTAGTTAGCATGAGTGACCGTATGCATATAAGACATGATGGCGAGGTTTGGATTGGTTATACTGCGGATAATGGGGGATATCCATTGCAAGTAAATGGTCAAATATTTGCTACAAATGCAACTATTGCGACGTCTGACGTAAAGTTTAAAGAAAATATTACACCTTTAAACAAAGGATTGGAAATTGTTAATAAATTAAAACCTGTTACTTTTAATTTTATAAACAATACAGAAAATAATTTTAGTGAATATGAAGAAGTAGGTTTTATTGCTCAAGATGTTGATAGGGCTTTATCAACTGAAACATTTGCAAAATCAATAGTAAAAGCCGCAGATGATAGTGAGCCAAATTCTACAATGGGATTAGCTACTCAAAATTTAATCCCTTTATTAGTCAAAGCCATCCAAGAGCAAAACTCACTCATCAAAGCCCTTGAACAAAGAATTATTAACCTCGAAAATAAATAAAATGAGATACCTATTTTTATTCCTTCCTTTCTTTTCCTTTGCCCAAGACGTTGTCAAAGACACCGTTTACATCCAAAAGCAAGGGAATATCTATTACATCATTCAGCAAACAACTTTGTCTGATTCCACAGTCACAGGCTCAAAGCAAATCTTAGGCGATAGTTCAACTGCTATTAACAACCTTGTTACCGATGCTGAAAGGCAAAGTAACACATTAGCCATTCATGCAAAGCCTATTATAACAAAGGGCAAAGCGGTGCAAAGGATTAATTACTACAATGATTTGCACGTTCAAATAAGTGGTAAGCCTGTCTATTTTACAACGGCTCAAAGAGACACGGCAAAGTTTTTGGGCGATTGGAAGTTAAATTTTAACGGTGAAATTATAGATGGTGTAATTGAGTTAAACAATAACAAGCGTTTAATCTTCAACCCAGACAATGGCAAGGTGTATTCCATTTCAACCAATGTTCTTTTATCTACATTTACTAATCAAGTTTCTTTTGCCTTTAACGGTGTTAAATACGACTTGTATAAATATGCTGATGGCAAATTTGCAACGGTGGATGGTGATGTGAGATTAATAAAACTTGAATAATGAAAGCAGTTATTTACAACATTTTTAAACTTGGTTACGATGGCATTGCCTATTCCATTTGCTGCGGAGTGCTATTCTCGTTTTTCCTACCCATCAAACATTTCTTGATATTTACAATCTTTGTTGTTTTTGCAGACACGGTCACGGGAATCATAGCGGCAAGGAAAAGGGGAGAGCCGATAACGAGCAAAGGGCTTTATCGCACATCGCAAAAGGTGGTGACCTATTTCTGCGGTATCATGATTTTTCACGGGGCAAGTATAACTTTTCAACTTCCATCGCAAATAACCTATTCTGTCAGCTTCATCATTGCAGCAACGGAATTGTTTAGTATTTCGGAAAATATAAAGTCCATAACTGGAACAAATATTGGTACAATTATTCTTAGATTTTTTAGACGTTAAAATAATTATAAAATGATTGAAACAAGTTTAAAAGGAGCATTAAAAGACTCCGATACAATTAAATCTCCCATTGGTGAGATTGCCTGTTATTCCCTTAACTTTGCCGAACTTGCTGGTGAGGTAAATGTATTTATGGAAGGCAATAAGGTCAAATTTACATGGCGCGAGTACATTAAACTGGCTCAAATCATTTGGGACAAAATCAAGGAGACAAGCCGCGAATGTGCAGGAAAAGAGATAGAGGTAAAATTACCTGCAAAGCTATCATTGATAAGCGCAGCCTTTGCCCTTATTGGTTTTAAATTATAGGCGCAGAGAAGTCGCTACCTTAGTGCCAAGGGGAGTTGATTAATTTCTTCTCCCCTTAAAAATATAAAATATGAAAGCAAATGAATTTTTAATATGCCTTGATGCCGGGCATGGTGGCATGAGAAACGGAACGGGCCCAGAGAAATACGTTACCTATCCTTCAAAGTGCTACCAACATCGCACAGGCAAGTTTCATTCCTATGGATGGTTTTTTGAAGGAGTGTTTAATCGCTCTTTAGCTAACTATTTAGAGCAGTACCTCCTTGACTATGGCTTTAACGTTAAAAAGATATACGAGCCTATCAATGACACAACATTGAATAAACGCTGCCAACTTGCCAACTCCTACGCATCTGTAGCTAAACACTCTGTCCTTGTTTCTATACATGGCAATGCAGCCGCAGCAACAACTGCCAGAGGATGGGAGATATTTACATCACCTGGACAAACGAAAGCGGATCTGCTTGCGACTTGCATCGGGGAGCAGGTAAAGAGTAGTACACCAGGCTGGGTGCATAGAGCTGATTATTTAGATGGTGATTTAGATAGGGAGGCAAGGTTTACCATGCTTACCGGTGTATCAATGCCTGCGGTGTTGTCGGAGAATGGATTCTTTACCAATTATTCTGATGCTGGTTTAATGATTGATTTGTCTTGGCAGCAGAGTATTGCTAAAGCGCACGCAAAGGGCATCTTAGACTACGCAGTGCAGCAAGGTGTAATGTGGGAATAAAAAAGGCGCAAGTATCTCTCTTGCGCCTCTTAAACACCTTAAACATCAACAAACACTAATTAACAACTATATCCTGCAGTAACTTATTTAATAATCTAACGGCAGATTCTTTCACATCCTCTTTTTCGTTGTTTATTTTAACTACCTGCCAAAGCAAAGATACCATTCTTTCTGGATTCATATACTGGTAAAATTGTTTGTTTCTTTCATCTTTTGAATTGTAAAAAGATACAAGTGTTGATGCGGAGGATACAACATTATTTGTCTTTATTCCCTTTGGATACTTTGCTATCATAGCCTCACAAAGTGCTATTTGCTTTTTATCCAGTCCATAGTTTTTAGCAGCCATGTGTTCCAATTTTTAGTAGTGTGAGTTTAGTTTTTTCTTGTTTCATGCGTTGTTCAATAATGCCCATAAACCATTTATCTTGTTTTCTCCGATCCTTCATTGATTCGGCTATGTATATTTGTTCAAGATTGTTAAGACGTTTTCTGATAACTTTTTCCTGTATCATTTGAAATATGCTTTTGATATTAACGCTAATTGAAATGCGTCAATTTCATCTTGTGATAATTTTTTGTTTCCAGTCACTTCAAGCTTCATTCCTTTAATTACGGACATGGCATAATCTAATGTCCATTTGCTTCCTTTATCCTGTGGTGATATTCCTTTTACAGTATGTCCATACAATTCCAACCAATCTATTGTAAATCTACTGGCACCTTGGTTCATGCCTACATTTCGACTAATCTTTGTTCGTGCCTTACCATCAACATATTTTCTAAAGGTAATATTCTGCAAAGATGAATCTTCTACAACTACTTTTATATCCGTTGACCAAGTCAGTGCATCCCTTGCCCAGTCAGCAAGTTTCTTGTACTTTCCAAAATAAACTTTATCCTCATCAATAATACACACGGCAAATC